TAAAACAGTTCATTGCATAAACTTCAATAGCGCTTAGTAGTTGTATCGCTAAGTCACAAGGAATCTCAATCTTAAAAGTGCCAATCCAGAAAGTAGTGTTCTGATAACCCATGTCTTTCTGAATTCTAGTACTATTCATAACTCCTACTCTTGTCTCTTTATCCAACCAAACAGGCATACTATTTAGGTAGAAGCAGTTAATATTATCACTACTATCAAAAGATTCAAGGTCAGCTATCTTCGCTTCTTTGATAAGTTGTAGGGCAGTTACTTCCTCAGATTTAGATTTGGAGGTTTCAATATATTTAGCCTTGAAAGTTTCAACACTAAACGAATTATCACCCTCCCTATATGTATCTACTTTCTTCTCTTCGTCAAAGTAAACTCTCCATGTATTTGTATTACCCTGACTTCCCACTAAGAGCAATTCAGGATGTGATGTTGTTGAATAATCGATATTATATTTCATTGTAAAAGTGAATTTATGGTATCTTCCGTTGGTTGTGATTCTGGTGGGTAATAACAAAGTCTAGTACCTCCGAATACATTGGTACTACTTACACTAACTAATCCCTGCGTAAGATAGCTGGGTTTGCAACCCACGCTATAGTTAAATGTAGATCCCCGTCCAGTTCTATTAATTGCCCCAAAGAATAAAACAGTTTCCTTTTCGTAAATATTTAAAGAGCTGTAAATATTAAAAGTAGACTTAAAGTAAGTACTGTTGGATCCGCCGTCATTATTTATTGTACTTGGATTAATAAGGATACCATAGTTAGTAGATAAAATAAATTTCCCTGGACCTAGTCTTGGGCCACTTGGGAATACAAAACGCTCAAGATTATTATCAGGGGTTAGATAGTATTGCCTCTCATTGTTGAATCCGAGAAGACAGTACGCAATGTCCCCTACTAGATTTTCCATACCCCTATATCTAATACTAAGGTACTTTCTATTTCCGAACGTCTTCTGTACTACTCCAGATCTACCCCCAATCGTATTGGTATCCCCTATATATTTTGGAGATATTACAGGTGGTAACAAATTCCACATGTCCGTAAGGTTCATTAACGATTCGTCTATAAAGTTATCAGATTCTTCTAAGTTGTCTAGATTAAGAGAGCTTACTAAATCGATACTCTTGAATTCAGTGACATATAAAAAGAAAATAGATAAGTACATAGGGTAGTCTAGGGGGTGCCAAGGATTTCTTATCGTAGTTAAAAATAAACTATTTTCTTCTGTTTGGGAATTTTTCTTCTTGTAACCTAGATCTATATACTCAATAAAAGGTTTTCCCAAAAAGGTTTGCTTGTATACATCTGGATCATCCCTACGATTGTCCCTATTATATCCCTCAACTCTAAATATATACTTTAAGTTTATGTTATTTGAGAGACCTCCCTCATATCTTGGATCATTACTACATACAGAACATAGTCCCCTTCTTACACTGGTATTATTTCTAATATCTAATTCTCTATCGATTGTTGCGTTATAGGCAGATATATACGACTTAGGCCTCTTCTTAAATCCCGGCAATCCCCCTTCACTTATCCTAACTACCATATCAGTTGAGTTATTCTCCATATAATACCAGAATTCAGGGATCTCTACCATTACTTGCCCTAGTCTACCATCTACGTCTAAGTCTGACCACCCGGAATCTATTGGAAGGTACTTGACTACTTGTCCATCATCATTTAATATACATGGCTTGATTTTATTCTGCACTGGCAATGTTTCGTGCAGTTTTTGATTTCCGAGTGACGTATATTTAAGATTTGGCATACTAAAATCAATCTTAACTCCGTATGATTTTTCCTCTATTGCCATTTCTGCCAGAGTTCTTGATATAGGCTCTATCTCACTTAGGGTGTTACTTAATTCACTACACCTAGAACTAAGATCATTGAGTTGATTGTATATATAATTTAAGTCATCATAGCTTACTTTCGCCCCCAGTGCCTCCTCTACTGCATGCGATATTGGTTTATCTAGGTCACTTGTATCATCAACACTACCTAGGCCTACTTGATCCTTTGTTACACTATGGGGATTATCTTTTCTCCCTGTATGTGTTTCTCCCACTGTCCTAAGAGTTTGTAGTACTGTCTTAACTAGTTCATCTAATTCCTCTCTGGTGCGTAGTTGTTTTAGCTTTGCAATATCCGCATCCTCTACTAAATCTTTACCAGGTACCTTACTAACCTTATCGTCGAGTGCTTGTTGTACTGCATTTGATACAGGTTTTTCCATATCCCCAGTATTATCAACTCTTCCCAGGCCGATATCACTTTTTTCTATTACTACATCTTGTGCCAGTGATTTATTATTGACTTTAATACTTTTATCTACTTTTTCATTGAGCGCGGCGGATACTCTGGTCGAAATTGGTTTATCTAGGTCTCGTGTATTATCAACATTACCTAGTCCTATGTCGGTACTATTCAGATTTACACTTGAGGTAATAGGGTGACCATTTACTTTTATTTCTTCTAAGCTGACATGGCCTGCATTTAGACTATTAAGGGCTTCACTAACGGCTTCTTCTAGTTCGTCCATATTTCTATTAAGATCGACCATTCCCGCCGCGATAATACCACCCATAGTTTCAATGTCTAGGTCAATATCACCTTTTACTTTTTCTGCACTCCCTGCGATTAATTTTTCTAAGTCACTACATCTCTTGACTACTACTTTATTTTGAACAGGATTTTCAGAGTTCGCATCCAGGATAGAGTCGACTAATCTTCTCCACTTGCCGGTAACCTCATTTACTTCGTTGTCTGGTAAGTACTGGTATAATTTTCCATCCTCACCACAAAATGAAATATGCCCTGGATCAATACTCGTCTCTGGGTAGGATTTCATCTTTTCCAACGTGCTAAAACAATCTCTAGCAAAATTAGGCTTCTTACCTTGATAGTCAAAATTATCGCCTATACCTAGCATATTATTATTGTTAATTGTTTTATTATACAGTGTGCAGAGTATAATACCTACCCTACACACCATATATTATAGTTTATTCACCATACTGCCTATAGTTCGCCTTAATCGGTTCACTTGAGAGTTCCTTGCTTAAGAATCTGTTGGGTACTTCATTCATCTTAGCGAAACCATCAAATACATACCAATCTGAGCTTCTACTTGCATTACCATTTTCATCAATACTATCAGTCTTATTCCAGTTATTCCTACTAAACATATTATTGAATGTCACCTTCAAGTTTCTATCAACACCATTATTATAAGAACCTGTATCTGGATCCCAACTACTGAGCCTAAAGCAACTTTCCATCTTCTGTATATAGATGTTTGATTGATTAAAGACATCAGTTAGGTTTGAGATTCCCCTAAACATACCGAACCTGAACATTCCCTGTATATACAAGTCAATCTTAGGTACTGTAAAGTTCATAACATTCAAGGTTAGGTTATTAGGCCACATACAACCATTAAACATATCATTCATGTAGAGTCTATTTGTCTTTATATACTTGAACAGGCTTGGTGGGATAGTTACACTGTATCCCTTTATTACCCCATTCTTTGATATATAATAACCGAGCATCTTACAATTCATGAACATCCTAGTCATATCTCCTATGTTTGGTGTAGGTTTAAACATGTAAGGTGGAATTCGTCCTTGTATACCATAGATCCTACTTATTCTATACTGTGCTTGATTACCGAATGATTGCCTAGTAGGTCCACAGTCTCTGAACAAGTCAACTACATCAACATTAGCAGTACAATACCTAAGCAAGTCTGGGGCAAATGCAAAACCACCTGAATAAGAACAACTAACACCTTCGAAAGTACTAGATGTCGTTAGTGTATCTACTGTCTTGGATGTGTCAAGTACTACATCATCCAACCAATCTATGTTATATTCAAACTCAGTACCACCAATACTCTCGAACCTTAGTAGCCTTGTATACATCTGATTGCAAAGTACTACATAATCGTCATACCTATTAGCTCTTCCTGACCATTTCCACATGTAAGTATAGAGGTCTTTATTTGGTTTTACCTCTGACCATGTATTATTAATCAGGACATACTTAAATGGTTGATAGTCGATATTATAGTCAGGCATATCAAAGTAGGCGCTCCCCGTATCTGTTGTGAAGAGGTAATCATACTCCTCTGCATTACAATTCTGGAAACAACCTCTCATGATTTCTATTGTCTGCCTTGGTATCTTAACAACCTTACTAAATGTATGTGTATTCTCAGCTAGGTCAGGTATCTTAGATGTCGTAGTATTTCTAGAGATATTCTGTTCAGTCTGAGTATTATCTACTTGTACTGTAGTTGTTATGACTGTAGTTGGATCGATTACTACTTGACTTGTATTGTTAGGAATCTCTGAGAACCTGTTATATACAATCTTAGTAGTGGTTCTAGTATTAGCAGTTTCATCTGTACTAATCAACGTCTTGACTGCCTTACTACCTTCCTTACTATCAATATCTACAGTCTTAGTATGATCTGAACCAACTGACCTTATTGTGTAGTTGATGTCGCCATGATAGAATAGTCTAGCAGGTATCATTCCTACCATCTTATGGAAAGTACCACCTGTTGTACTTGAGAATGTATAAGCAACACAAGATAGGTTAATACAGTCTGCAAATGGCTCTGGTAGTCCTCTCTTCGATGGCTCATTTACATTTGTCAGTCTATAAGGAGTTTTGAAATCATAGAAACAGTAACTAATATTTCTAAGTTCAGTACATCCAGCAAAAGTAGATCCTGGTAATTCAATAGCATCACCGGTTATATTCTCCACCGACATACCCCTGAACAAGCTGACCAACATTGTGATCTTACTATGATTCTTACAGTTCTGAAGTATCCTATAAGGGAATCCACCAACTGAATATTTCTTAAGTCCTGCACCTGTAAATGAATGATAACCACTTGAATAATCATTATAGTTACCAGTCTCAAATGCAATAGTCTTAAGTGAATCAAAGTCCTTTAGTGTATTATCAGTTAGTTCTAGCTTTACTTGCTCATCACCCACACCTAAGTTACTAACAATAAAAGAACTTGAAATGTTTTCTAGTTTCCTTGGGTCTTTAAAAATCTTATCTAGATTCATCTTACCAGAACCACTATCACTAATGCAAGTATTTACAATATTAACAAGAGATGCTGGGAAAATACCTAGTTCCTCTGTTATGTTGTCGTAATTTATATAGTTTGTATTCAGTGAGTGTGATATTCTAGTCAGCTTAGGTAGATCTGAGTACATTCCATCTAAGTTACCAATCTTATTCAGTCCATTCTTGTAGTTCTTAGTAATACTGTCAAAAGTACTGAATGTAAGCGTATTGATGTCATTAAATACTATACTGGTTGAGAAGTTGTGTAGGTTAGTAATTTCAAACTTACTACTACCTGTCGCTGCCCTGAATAAGTACCTATCAAAATATACCTTACTATTGATTACATTGATGAACTGTGTTAGTTTCTTAAGTGGACTGAACAAGCCATCATTCTTAATAGTCTCAACACCACCTGTTCTAACTACTGACGGTGAATAGAGTCTACCTGAGATATTGGTACCATAGAATAGACCATTTATGTTTGTGATATTAATGCACTTATCAAACGTATGCCTGTTCAGTGAGTTATCGTTTGTATCACTCTTCCAACCATCACCTGCAAATCCAATATCACCACAACTAAAGAACAGTGAATCAATACTCCTTACATCTGGTCCAATACTATAAAGTGCGTAGTAGATATCAAACAAGTCAACCCCTGAATAAGAGAAGCAAGAGTTAACATCGGTAGCCACAAGTTTTAGGTTAGTTACACTATTACCCTCTTGGAATATGAAATTATCATTCTTATAGATCCTATCGCTTTCTGTTGGGTGAATATACCTACCATACTGATTGACTACATTGATTCCGTTATACCTACCTCCATGTATTGTAAACAGAGGACACCTAGAGAATACAAGTGATCCCATAAGTGCGAAATTACCATATACTCTTTTCAGACTACTACACTCATAGAATGACTTTGTCTTAAGTGGTGTTGGTTGATCTTGGATATTATCAAACACAACATACTCAAGGGATGGATTACTACTGATACTGAATGAATCAAGTCTATAACCCTTCAAGTCAATACCATTACTGTTACTTGAGTCTTGTGTTCTCAACGTCTTTATAGTAGTACCATCAAGACTAAGTGTTCTGAGTGAGGTAAGTTTAGAGTTACCTGTATTAATCTCAGTGTAATTACTATCTGATATTGAGAGTGTATCAAGTTCTGGTAAGTCATTGAGTGAAATAGTACTTGCTCCTGTGCTACCTAATGACGCAGACCTACAGCCGGATATTACAATCTTCTTAAGCTTTGGACAACTATTAATGTTAATCTTTGGTAAGTAAGACCAGTTATCGTTAGAGGTTAGTTCAACAGTCTCTAAGTTTGACATACCTGATATTACTACCTGCTTGATTGATCTATTTGTGTAGTCTAGCTTTACTGTTCTAATATTTTCACAATTAGTAACCGCAAGTGTATTAAGTACTTTACAGTTTCTTAAGTCAATATTAGTTAAGAGCGGCTGTTTTTCTAGCGTCAGAGTTTGCACAGAACTATTACTAACGTTCAAGTAGTACAAAGAAACTCCCACAGGTATAATTACATTGTTGATATCAGACTCACTAACATTCAAGTACGTAATATTCTTAAATGGGTTCTTGTATACATCAGGCACAATATCACTAGCTACCTGAGTTGTACCACTTAAGTCCACAGATTGAATACCCCCTGACTTAAAACCACTAAAATTAAGGGTCTGTAGTGCGAAGTATTCAGGATTCACTTTATAACCTGAGCTATCAAATGTCTTAAGAAGCTCAAAGATATTAAAAGATGATGTGAAAGTAGTAATACCGCTTAAGTTCAATTCCTTCAGTGATGACAAAGATCCATAGTTACTGTAAATATTACCCATGTTCGGAGTATATACAGGACTACCATCTTTATTTTTTACCACTGATGATACGGTTGGTGTTAAGCTGTTTATCTTAATACTCTTCAAGTCAGACAGTGATGTGATCTTATCTGAATTGTTTATGTATGTCTGAATATCTGGTGTGTCCTTACTATCAGCAACAATAATATCAGTCTCCTTACCATCTTTTACGTAGGTGTATGAAACTGACTTATTACCAATATTAGACTTCATAATAACAGGAGAGTTTACCGTCACAGGCATAGTAATGGAACCTGAATCATGAGTAACACTAATACTATTCTTCCATGATATGTTGTAAGTATCGATGTTATTGTCCACCAGGTACGATGCTTCATTACTAAGACCAGCCCTATAACCGAACACACTATCCAAGAATGTAACACGCTCATCTAACCAGTTCTTAATAAATGACATTCGAGTACCATGCAAGTAGTTTCTCTGAGCTGTCTTAATATACTTAACGTTGTAGTCGTAGTTAAAGATCAGCTCACCACATTTACTTAGCTGTGTTGTGAAGTGTTTTTCAAAGAACTCATCAACACTCTTAAGCACTGTTGACCTAAGATCGCTCCACATGATTGAGTAGAAATGATAATCACCCGTACTCTTATAATCATTGAAGTAGGTATCGAAGAAAATCTCTGACTCAATACAACCCCAGAGCTTATTACTATAGACTGTAAAGACTGTATTATCTGTCTGCTCAGCAATACCGTATAGTAACATTACCTTATTATCTGGCCCGTTAGTAATGGAATTTTCTAAGGCAGTTGTTGTTACCTCTTCAGCACCAGCATTACCAAGTCCTAGTGCAGTATCCATATCGTAGAAAGAAGGTGTCCAATACTTACCGCCCGGACTTCCATTCTTAGGTAACCAAAACTTAAATTGCAAGTTCTTACCTAGCGAGTCAACCAATCCAAACAACATACAGATAACATAATAGAAAGCTGTATTCTTAACGCTCAAGTCAATACCTTCTTTTGCTTGAGGTCTTGTCATAGTAATTGTTGTACCTTGGCTATCTCTTGTTGTGGTAATACTTTCTCCTTCACTACTAGAGATTATGTACTTATTATAGGAGGTATTATATGCTCTCTTTGCGGAACCATTGATATACTCCATCTTAGAGGCAATCGTGTTATGTAAGTTTCTGAATGCCTTTGTTGCTTCATCTGTATTTTCTGCATAAACTCTCTTCCAAAGTTTATCTACATAGGTTGCATCATTGGACCAGAAATAACCATCCTCCAAGAACTTAAATTTCCTGAGATTAGAAGGTGCCCACTTAATCTGCTGGCCATCTTCATCCTCTAAGAATACACCATTATATTTTATGAAACCTGTCGAATCTCTTACTATGTTGGCTGGGAATCTACTATACTTATCCCTACCCATTTTAATAATAGAGTAGTCGTATGCATCTTCAGTATCTCTATCTTCAAATACATCAACCTTAACAGTGGTACAATTCTGAGATCTTTCACCTTCATAGACCACTGCATTGATTGTATTATCCAGTTCTGATTCACTCGGTTGACTGAATAGGTTAGGGAATGTTACATCTTTTCCCGCCAACACATCACCGTATGGATTCTTTAGGTACTTAGGAACTTTATATCCTTGGTTGTACTCAGATTCACGACCTAAGTTAAAAGAGTAAATACCAAGAACCCTAATATCTCTACTATCACCAGTCTCAGATTTAAAGTTAACAATCAATAATACTGGGAAACCTTCGATAGTTGGTTTTACGGTAACATCTGGCGGAAGACTACCACTAGCCTTCAGTGCATCTACTTTTGACTTCGCTGGGTAACAGTCTGCAATATTGATTAGATTATTAGTTGGATCATTAAAAGTCTCATTAATAAACTTACCAATCACAGCATTATTGATATGTCCAGAGTCTACTACATCGGCCTTAAGTGTAAATGATTTTTCTGGGAACCAATCTGACTTAGGCGAGAACATCTGATTACCTTCGAATGTAATCTTAAGGTTCTTGATATTATAGTTCATAGATGTAGTACCTTGCAGCTCAATTGTTACTTGTGAGCTCTTAATACTAGTAGTGCCTATCTTATACTCAAAGTTAGAACTACTACTTACATCAAGTCCACCATTAGAAGTACTTGAGAATTGTGAGTAGGTCCAATTAACAGACATAGTAACAATAGGGATAGGTAGTTCAGTAAGTGCACTATCTAAGACAATAGAGGTACCACTAATACTTGCCAGGTTCTTAAATTCACCCGTCCTTAAGTTATAGATTGAACTGATTGCGCTAGTATCAATAGTTCCAGCCTCACCTGTTACTTCCTCGTCGGTTCTAATACTATTGTTCCTTAAGAGCTGAGATACAAGTCCACTATTTAAACTACCATCTTCATTTCTCTTAAAGTTCATGTAGTTATTGATATAGCTACAAACTATCTGACCAGTATTTAATGCAATGTTGAAGAACCTTGTTGAGTAGACATGGATTGTAGTACTATTATTTACAACAGTTCTACCATTATCATCACTAGTACCAGAACAAGCAAGAAACGCTCTACTAATGTTACCCATGTTGTAGATAAGTCCCCTACTCGTATTAATCTCTATTGACTGTAAGATAATACCATTCTGATATACTGATAATGTTGCATAGGCTACTCCATTCTGTCCAGGTCTTGTTAGTACTATATCAACTTGCTGGAAACTATTATCCTGCAATGATCCTACCAGTGTTACACCTTCTACCTTGACATAATATTTTCTAGGTGTGATGAGAATACCTGCACCTGTTTGATCTTTTGGGTTATAGTCACCAAGTTTATAGATCACCGCATTATCGTCTGGATCTTTACCTATGTGATAAGCAATCTGTACTGTGAATGTATAGCTGTTAGACGTTACTGCACAGTTCACATCACTTTCTGAACTAGGAAACCAAGAAGTAACACCGCTCTTAGTTAGTACTCCGTATGCTGTGTGTGTAAAAGTATATGCACCTTTATAATCACTCTGAATACCTGAATCTGAACCAATATTATACAGGTCTAAGCTACTCTCTGGAATTCTAAAGGTCTTACTTCTACCACTAGTACTAAAGTTTTCATTCCTGTATGTTATATTCTTTGAACTGACCGCTCTTGTACCAGCCTCTCCCCAGAATGTATAATCATAGACTAGATACTTATTAAGGTCATTCATGTATGCCTTAACTGGTCTAGTGTTTGGCTCAATTACTGATATATAAACCCTACCTACGTCCCTAATTGTTCCTTGGTTAGCAATAATCTCAATAGTAAACTTTCCGTACGTATTAAAGATTGGAAACTGCGCTAGATTAATTGGTACTGTTACTTGGTTACCATAGATCAAGTTTCTATCACTAGCAAGAGTAGTAGATCCGCACTTAATCTCATAATTATAGGTACTAGTATTCTCACTAATTGTTGTAAATTGTAAGTTGAAAATACTATCCTGTGAAATTGAAATAGGTGATAGTGGATCAATACCTGTTACTGGTGTTACTAAAATACCATCCGTTACTACTACATTAATAATACTTACTACACTACCTGATGATACTCTATTATTTCTCGTATTAGCTAAGAGGAAATAGATTGGGTAAGATCCTGGCATTGCATTCTTATCAACTAGCTTTGTCTTACCGTTTCCATGTACATCTGAGATTGGAATGTCGATAAAGGAAGCAGTGGTATCAATTCCTAGGAGCTCTATATATTGTCCTGCTTCGCCTAAATCTTTACCATCTGCCTTGAATACCCCGTCTTGTAGTGTAATAACAGATTTAGCAAAGTAGAGTCTATAGTCACCTGATATAGAAACTCTGTAAGACATCTGTAATTTAGCATCAGTCTCTCTAAGTGTTTTCTGAGTAATATTAACAGAGCTACTATTTAAGGTGATAGATGAAATTTTTATATCGCATCTTGCAGAAAACTCAGACTCAGACTCATCAAGTGCGGATACCTGTAAGACGACATCACTCTTAGATACACCAAGTAAGCTAGCATCAAATGACTTAACAGTTCCTTTCTTTACTCCTGTCTCCTGGAATACTGCCTTACCATCAACCCTTACGATCACTGTATACTTGCCGGCTGCTTTAGAGTCGACTTTATAGTAGATCTGGTTAATTTCTTTATTCCAGATTATTTCAGATACGGGGTCGGTTCTATTAAAAGGATCTAGTATTAACACCTCTACAGTATTATTACTACCACCTCCACCATTACCCCATCCACCTGAGCCACCATGTCTAGCAAGCCAAGATACATTCTTCTTTAGTATCTCAATATCCTGCCTATCCTTGACAAGTGAATCTTCTATGGATATTGTTCCTTTATTGTCTGCTAAGATAGGGTTGTTTGTATAGATACCAGTAGCATCACTAGACGCTACTGGCTCCCATTTCTTAGTAGTCTTATTATATTTTCTTACAATTGCCATATAATAATTATAGTTTTATAATCGTTCCACCAGTATTATAGAGGTTTGAACTTAGGGCTGAATTAACGAAGTAGTCTCTATTCTCCTTGACTGTATCGCCATGTGTATAGATCTTCGCAAGGTCCCAATATCCCGCTGGTGATCCCTTCTCACTACCTGCATCATACATACCTCTGATCTGATACATGTAAGACTTGATTTCACCATCTGTTACCTCATAGACTGTATAGAACGGATAACTCTGCTCTTTTAGATTAGATGCTTTTACGTAGAATCTCTCCCAAGGTATATAATCACCTGCTAGGTCGGAATTAGATTTATTCTTGAATCCAGTTGCTTGACACATTACATAACTAGGTGCATTAATATTATCTACTACTTCAATTCTACATCTAGCCTTATTATTAATTGATCTACCTCTTACAAAACTCTTAGCTGCCACACTAGAACCATCAATAGTAAGTGCAGTGCTTGAGTTATTATAAACTTCATCACACCAGTTTGATAGTTCTGACCACCTACCATTAAACTCTTCTACTGTTAATTGCATGAAAGGTTTAAATGATGCAACAGTACTAAACATACCAGTCTTTGGGTCATCAGTTAAGATATCATCAACACTGCTAGTACTTCCATCAATTTTCTTAGTTAGTGGATTGTATGTAAGTGGTGCATCATATACAGGTGCAGTAATAGCGCAAGTATGTTTATGTCCGCCCATTACCAAAGGAATTCCCCACAGCTTAAATACTCTCTGATATTCGTAGTTGTGGTAACGATTCAAGTATGCCTTAGCTGTTTCACGAGGAGCTGCAATATTATTATCATAGTTCTTATAGGCAGAATTTGATGTAATATTGAACGGCATCTCATGAGTAAAGACAATGCACTTATTACACTTACCGACTAGGGCAGGATTAAACCTCTCCAGTCTGAAATCAAAGTTACTTGGTATTGCAACTCCCTTCCAAGTTAGTAGGTCCTTGATTATCCATTCTTCTTCGATGTCATAAATCTTAGAAGCATTTTTATTTTTTCCACCTTCTCTAAGTTCATCCTTGATACCGTAGATGGCATTGACTGTACTCTTGTCGAATTTCTTAGCTTTTTCTTTACCGGTTGAATCATATGTTACCTTATTAGAGATTGTACGTGTTTCTGATAAGAGTGATATGAAGTGGAATTTACCATAATTGAAAGAATACAGTGATGGCATCTTAAATGAAACCTGCTGACCTTCATCTTTTGCGGAGGGACCTGTAAATACTTGTGGATTTCTATGATCTATCTCGAATGTATAGAAGTAGTCAATCACATAGGTATTAATCTTCCAAGGTGACTCTTTTCCATTACCAATATCTCTCATTGATATAGGTGCGAGGTCATTATTACCAATCGTCAACATTTCCTCTCTATCATCAATAGGCTCATATCCATCAAAGTAATCAATCCACTCATTAGATCTACTACCATTATAACAAATATCTCCTGTGTTGATTACGAAATTGAACTTACCAAATCTACCCGCTGTTTCTTCTTTCTTAATAAACTTAGCTGAGAGATTCCATACTTCGTACTCTTCCCAACTAGCACCTTGTTGATCAGTTACCTGCAAGAAGTTAAATGTTCCAGCTTGTGCATCAGATATAACAGTAAATTTTCTTACCTTACTCTGATATACACCTTCACTATCATCAGTCTTACTTCTAACTACCTTATATTCATACTCGCCAGGTTGAAGCCCAGATATAATTACTCTATGTGTTGTCAGTGATTGTCCATATGCTGACTCCCATCTAACTCTATCATACAAGCTCTTATGTTCTCCGTATAATATTGGTGAAGTATTCGGAGTTGTTGCAGCGGAATATACGGCGCCTGGTTTAATTGATTCTACCTTTGTCCAACTATTCGTACCCTTCTTACGATACCAAATAAACTCATCATGATAATCCACAGAGTTCCAACAAAAACATCTAGTCGCGCCGTTTGTACCCGCTGTTGCCTGAATACCAAATGTACAGGTTAAGGTACTTGGATGATCAGTGCTAAAGAGTGTACGTGATGTTGCAATAGATTTACCTTCAAATGATGCGCGAGGTGTAAAGTCTTCTACTCGTCCGCCTATATTTGCACCACTAATATAAGATGACGCAAGGAACTTATTATTATTGAAACTGCCCACACCCTCTCTTGGATTAGACTGTGTAGTAGGGTCAAGCATATACCATCTTCTAAATACTACCTCGCTTGCACTACGTCCCGCTGGTAAGATATAAGTTGCTTTTTCACAGATCGCACTATTATTAAAACTAGCGAGATCAATAAAACCCTTAGCACAGTTACTTGCTGCTACATCAACAGGACTAGTAGTAGATGATGGGATTTCAGACTGTGTACCATCAATGTTATAGAAGTGCTCATCATCAGGCGCCCAACATAAATAGAATACGGCAGATGATTGGTCAAACTTAATCAGTTCACCATTATCCTCTTTCCACTCCATATCAAAGGTCTTAACTTTCAAGGCAGTTGTATTAACATCCATTACTGAACATTGTGCACCCCTAATCAAGAAAGTACCGCCTGCTGGAATCTTACCCCATAGTTTAAGTTTCTTCCATACCTTATTAGATCCCATATAGAGAAGATAGAAACCATTCAAGTTAATATCCTCACCAGAACCTGTATCTTCTGTTGCGTATGGGTTACCTAGTTCTACGAAATTATGTGAACAAGGTTGATAGTCATGTGCTCCCTTAAGTGGGTCTCCTGCATTACTACCTGAGCCACCAAGATAGAAAGAATTAATTACAATACCTACCTTAGCAACTGCACCATCATAGTAATAGTTGCTCTGTAATTCTGGCTGTCTATTATCAAGGCTGTTATCATATACTTGTAGCTTACCCTCTGCATTAACCTTGACTGTATACTTAGCCTCTTCTGATCCCACTGGTACAAAGCCGATTGAATCAACTTTCTTCAGCTTACTATCAATCAGGCTATTTACTGTATCTTGATCCATATCCGTTGTTTCGTTATTATCTTCACTACTACCACCGCCAATAGATGAACCACTTCCGATAGGTATTAGTTTTCCTTTTTCTGTAAATATATATAGTTTAGTTCTGTCTGTACACCAAATAAGTTCACCTGGGATAAAGTTCTTTTTTCCCGTATCCATCTGTTCCCACGTACCCATCTTGATACTAATGTGGTTAACAGTTGGTTCTTTGGCCGTTGCATATTTTGGCTCTACTTCAGCACTATTCTTAATATCTTCTAATTGCTCTTTCGTTAGTACTTCTTCCTTAACAAGCTCATTGATATAACCTGGCATTAGTGGGTTTGTTGTATTTGCCAGTTCAGTCCTTGTACCATCAGTAATACTACCACTGACCGCACCAAAGGATCTAATGTTCATCAATACCTTAACCTGTTTCTGGAGTTCATATACTGCTTTCTGAATACTATATACGAGAGCAGTATTTGTGTCGTACTGATTATCTGTTGTATCTACCCAAAGTGCATTTACATCCTCTGGCTCTTTTGCACTTACTACTATACCACTTCCTTGACCAGTTAAACAAGTCCAGCCGTTGGAGTCATTCTTATAGTAGATTGCATCATCTTCCTTTACGTAGACAACTGATCCCTGTGCTTGTATTGCCTTATTTGTTTTTAAGTCAGCGACACGATCAATCTTCTTAATACCACCACCGAAATCATAAGGAATCCACTCACCACCATTCCACTGATAGGTATGGATTTCACTAGGGTCATCTACTACATAAACGACAGTACCAATCTCCTTAAAGCTCTGTGGTATGTTATTTCTACTAGCTATATTCGGAACGGGTCTAAATGCGCCGAGAATATTTTGGTCTATTAAGTCACCCTGTGTTTTTAAGTTTTCTACAATAGGCGTAATTTGATCCAGACCAGACTTAACGGCGCTAATTCCGTTCGATGCATTAGTAGCTGTTGTTTGTGCGGATGTTAATCTTTTATTCAGTAGTTCATAGCTTTCATAACTCTTCAGCTTAGCTATTTCACTTTCCTCAACAAGATCTTTACCTGGCACCTTACTAACCTTATCATCGAGTGCATTCTGAGTACTAGTGGATATCGGTTTATCAAGGTCACTAGTATTATCAACATTACTTAAGCCAATATCAGACTTAGTAAGATCTACGTTTCCTACTAGTGGATGACCGTTGACTGTTGTACTCTTATCTACTTTTCCAGATAATGCGAGCTGTGTACGTGTTGAGAGCGGTTTATCAAGGTCACTAGTATTATCTACATTCTCTAGGCCGATGTCATTCTTATTCAGTACTACATTATCGGTTAGTGAGTGCCCATTTATCTTTATACCTTCAATATTGATACTACTTGCCTTTAGACTGTTAAGAGCTTCACTGACTGCCTCTTCTAGTTCATCCATATTTCTATTTAGATCAACCATACCAGCGGCAATGATAGCACCCATACTCTCAAGACCAAGTGTATCGCCTAGTTCATTAATTCTAGTATCTATCGATTGTTCAAGCTGTTTAATTCTCTCTACAATCGCTTTATTTTGAACTGGATTTTCAGAGTTTGCGTCTAATATAGAATCAACCAGTCTCCTCCACTTACCTGTCTCTGTTGATACCTGATTTGTAGTTAGGAATTGATAGAGCTTACCATCCTCCTTACAAAATGATACGTGGCCATGATCAACACTAGTATCTGGGTAGGATTTCATTTCTTCCAGGGTATCAAACGAATCTCTTGCAAAGTTAGGTTTTCTACCTTGGTAATTAAAGTTATCACCTATATTTAGCATACTGTAATTTATATGTTATATCAACATTAACCGAATGACTGCTTGAAATTAGTAATCGTAACGGGATCGGTCAAGGTGTAGATATAGTAGTTTACACCATTGATAGTCCTTTCTGTTAATGTATATGAATTTATGTACTCGAAGTTATTAGCATCCTTGATTGTAGTTAACTTGCCGAAATCTTTTGGGTACATATAACAAGTTCTACTATTGACCATATTGATACCACTCCAAGTATAACCCTTAGATGGATTTAATACCTTTGTTAATCCAGTTGTTGAAGTAGGAATAGGGTCACCATCAGCTAAGATTCCATAATAACAAGGGTGTACTACTCTAACCGTATATGTAGCAGTGTAATCTTTTCCACCTAACATTAATAAGAAATTATACTCTCTATTACCACTTGTTCTTGGTGTGAATTGATCTTGTACTGGCCTACTAAAACTCAGATTCGTAAGTTGATTACCCTCTACGTCACAAATAATACTATCTTCTGTACTAAGATCATAAGGTGCACCACCCTTTGCGACACTCACCCTAAGATTTACTGTTACTTGGTCATTACTAACACCAACGATAGAGGGAGAGCCTGTTACTGATACTTTAATAGGATTCAATACTCTATCTATATCATCAAGTACACCACTATCTACTCTTCTCCAGTATCGAGCCTGTTTAAACTTTTCACCTGACTCACCACCAAAATATTCGTACCTCTTATAGACAGGCCCTGACATTGGATTATCTGGTGTACTTAGAAATCCCAACTGTACTCCACTAATCCTGTGCTTACTATCTAGGGCATCATACAGCTTAGTAATAAGTTCGCCTAGATTGTGGTATGGCCCATTATTTCTTGGCCAGATTAAGTCAGCATTGTAATAATTAATTAAGTCAGATAATGGTGTACGTGTCTCTTTATGACCAACTGCATCTGTTATTGTTGCTGGGTATACGAGTTCATCACCATTTACTACTTTATGAATACTTGCCATCTTATGTTTTCTTTTTTATTTATACTCAATCCCTAGATAATTACAGACACCCTCAACTATTACTTCACACAGAACATTCTTACCTCTCGTGCTCAGTAGGAATTCTAAATCTTCCTTATTATCTTGGAACATATTTTCTACTAATACTGCAGGACAAGCCGTACTCTTACATACTGCTAAGTCTGCGGTCCAATATAAGTGCTGTGGGTCTGGTGTTCTAACTTTCAGATTTCTCTTCAACGCTGCCTCTGCCATGTTTACAGCGAGAGTTTTACTAAGTCCGCCAGAATTTCCAGCAACGAAGACGGACCAACCTCTAGCAGTGTTCCATGTACGATTATTTCCTGCTGCGTTACAATGAAGAGACACTAGGATACACTTTCCCTTCTTGTGTTCATTGTTTGCCACCTTACACCTAGCTTTAAGACCTGGCTCAATATCATCAGTAACAGTTCTTTGATGTACTATACCTAATTGATCAAACCTAGCTTCAATTAGACTTGCTAGCTCCCGAACCCACCTATACTCTCTAAGTCGATTATCAGGACTACACTTACCTGCAACATTACTACCGTGTCCACAATCTAATAAGACCTTTACCATAATTTTTACTGTGCTGTTATTTGTACTGGAATTGAACTACCAGTCTGCTTTAGTCTTGTTCTAATTACTTTATATGGTACTACTATGCCCACCTTGTTTTCTATATTAACATCCTCTACTACTAAGTCTGTATTTAAGAAACCACCGACATACATTTTGTTAGTAGGCTTGTAATAAAGTGCAGGGATAATAATATATGGATACTTACCACCGCTACAATTAAACACAGTCTTATCGAGGGTGCCAGATTCAACAAAGCTAGATACAAGCTTACCTTCTAGTTGACTACTCTTAATAGTACCACCACTTAAGTCAAGGAGCTCTGATGCCCCTATAAACTTTCGATACCTAAACTTATAGATTGAACTTGCGGATACTCTAGCGCCGCTTTTGGTAATAACTTTACAGTCTACAATAATATCAGAAGCAACTGTCCTAGTAACTAACTTATTATAAATCCAACTACTCCCACCAAAATTAAGAAAGTTGTTTACGGGACTAGGGCGACTATTATCTATTAATCTTATAGTCATCTGTTTAATACCATCAACGCTCTCATCTATTGCACCACTTTTTCTTTGTAATCCAATACTCGCGCTTGGTAGTATCTTATGACCTACTTCGAACATTGCATCCCTAGGACTAGATGTAGAATAATAAGTCTTATCTTCACTCAGCTTTTTTAGTTCTTTATTAGTTGCCTCCCAAAGTGCTTTATCGGCCTCATCAATAACCCCATCATTGTTAAGATCAAATGCTTTATCTGGTTCAGAGTTTTCTACCTTCTTTCCTATCAATTCAGGTAGTTTAAATTCGACTAGTTCCCCTACTATACTCAGGTCTGTAATCGATTCTGCATTATTACTTAGCTGCAACGGATTAACTAGGTTATTGATCTTAGATAGTTTACTTTCTAATTCACTAACTAAACCTCCATTAATAGAACCTAACTCCTTTACTGCTTTAGCTGATACTGTTTGACCTTCATATATTTCTCCGTCTACACTATCTACAACACAAGGTACCCAATGTCCTGTATCCACTAGGTCTACTTTGGAATCATGATAGTACCACTTTCCATCTAAGCAGACCCTAAAACCTTCAGGAACAGGTGTCTTCCAATTGAGTAGGTCTGCCTTTGTTAGTGCCAATCCTTGCCTACTATCTAGGAACTCCCTTGACTCTAGTGTAAAATTTGTTCCAATATGTGCTGACATATTATTATCTTCTTATTAATAATACCTCACCTAGTATCAGGTATTTCTACCCAATACTAAGCAAGATATAATATTTGATTAACGTACATTCCTCAATAAGTAGTTCTGTGCATCTGGTAAGGTATGAGGATTTTCATGGTCTACATAATAACGTTCATTACCACCAGGACCAAAACTATAGCCTGCGAATACATAGTTAAACTCTTCACCATCACCTACTGATACATCCCTGTACTTACTGTTAAATATATTATTAAAGCTAACGTACTGGAATGGTAATTCAGTTCCCCTATCACCGGTAAACTCCTTACAAGCCCTAAATGCACTACCAATGTTAGAAAGGTTTGTGAATTTAGCAAAAGTATTATTAACTTGGAACTTATTTGCAGAGCTACCGTGGAAGACTGGACGATAGAATACATAAGATACATCACTCAAGGTTGAATTATTTATCTTATCAAATATGTTATCTATCGTACCACGTAGAGGAAGTACAATACCACTAAAGGTCTCATGCAGGCTAGACACGTTTGGACAGTACTTAAAGAAGTTAAGAGGTATTACATATGTTGTTTCTCCTTCAACGGTATAGTAAGATAAAAGCTTACAGTTTCTAAACATACCGCTCAAGTTAACGCTAGTACCTTTCTCTAATGGTTTCAATAGATAAGGTGGTATACGTCCTCTTAGTCCATATCTAGAGTAAGTTGCAATACTATCACCACCATCATACTTGTCGTTATTCTCCTGCCTACCACAATCAGCAAACAAGTAAGAAACAGAACAATTCGGATTACAGTACCTTAACAAGTCGGGTGAACAACAATACCTAACAGTGCCGGACAATTCAGGACCATTCTCATTACCGAACTTCTGCTTACTTTCATTGGCAATCGTATAAGAGTAAAGTAGTCCTGGTGTATGAGTATTATTATCATCAAGGTTCTCAACGCCTGTTATACCTTTATACTCTGCTGACTTTGTCCAATCACCATCAAATGTCCAAATCTCAGTATACCTTTTATCGTTCCTGGTAATTGGTACTAGGTTATTGTCGTTGTCAAAATACCAACTAAACGGCATGTAATCTTGATTACTTTCACGAACAGTAGTATTAGTGTCATCTGTAGGCGATTCGTATGCTTCTAGATCCGCATGTCTGAATAAGTAGTCTGCGTGCTCTATGTTCTTATTTACAAGATCATAGGAGATAGACACTTCCTTAACATAACCATCTCTCACTGGATCTACCTTACTACCTTCAGATAATTCACTAGACCTATAGAAACTAAACTCACCAGACAGACTTCTTACTGCATATACTACATTAGATTGCCATACCTTGAGATCAGTTATCAGCTCATCACCACTAACATCTTCTCCTGTTGGTAATTCAATGTAAACCCTAATGCTTCTACTATCGATGTCGGTATAGTTACTAGTTACATCCTTCAATGACTTAGTTGCATTATCGAAAATGTAGAACTTAGTCTCTTGTATGTCCCTGACACCTTGAAACGCTTCACCCTTCTTGCTAATCTCCAAGTTAATAGAGTTAGATTCAGACTTCCTTGGTTGATTACTGAACTGACTAGCTACATTTATCCACTTCTTGCTACCAATACTGATCGCATTACTCTGTACAAACTTTCCTGTTAGTGGTCTAGTAGGTAAGTCTCCGTGTAGTGCAATTCTATATCTTGTACTAGAATCATCCAGATAAGAAGTGCTAATACTTGCATCACTACTAAGTCCCCTCAAAGGTTTATTTACAGTAGTCTTGCCGTGATATAATAGCTTGTTTGGAACACTTGTCTTAGTTAGGTAGTTCACCCTATCTGGATTAGCACCAAACAGGTAAGATACATCCTTTAAGTTAGTATTCTGTTCGAAGCATCCACCCTTCAGCTTATACTTAAATTTAGCATTATAGAACAGACCTACTACATTTTCAAGCAGCTTATTATTAATAAACATATTATTGCCTGGTAGTTCAGGTACGCCCGGTAGTTCAGGTACGTAATCATTTGAAAAATTAGGAGCCTCTACATCAGAGAAAAAACCTGCAAACATCTTAAGATTAGGACAACTGCTAACAATTCCGTATGGGAATCTGTCACCTACAATATGTTTATAGTATCCAGAACCACAGAAAGATGTTAGATAAGAACCTACGATCTCTTTACCCTTATAGTCAATGTAGAATAATTTTCCATTACTAGGTATATAGTATTCCTGCGTTGAGTTATAGCCAAGACTCACTAGGTTAGTAAAACCACTGAATGTATCCAGACTAATAGGTAGGTCTACTTTAACTTCATCCCCTGCAACATTTAGACTGTTTCCTACGATAAATGACTTCTTAATACCTGTTACACTAGATGGACTGGCAAACATTGTTCTAGGATTTATAGTACCAGAACCGTATGCACAGTTAAAACTACTAACTAAGTATGTAAGCCCACTTGGAATTCTAACAGTATCGAAGTTGATATAAGAAGTACCGGAATGGAAAATACATCCACTTCCCGAATAAACTGTTGCGCCATTACTATCCTTGTAGGACGATGAATAAACCTTAGGTAAGTTCTTGAAGAAATCTGTTAAATTACCATACAGTTCATTTGCTATTTCAACTACTTTCTTACTTGGGAACTTACTCTTTTGATCCTTAATATTTTCTACAACGCCCTTAACAACTATAGATCTCTCCGTTGTCTCATCAAGCCTGTTTAGAATCATATTAGGGAAGAAGTGGTTAATATTCTGAATCTTATAATCACCTGTATTTCTTTCCCTTCTAAACAAGTACCTATCCATTACTATAGGAGTATTTGCCCACATACCTTCCATATTTTGAAGGTCTGTTAATGGGCTGAACAATCCATTATTTCTTAGTACCTCACCGTTTGATACATCTACATGAGGTGAAAGAAGTTTAAATGGGTTTCCTTCTGTACCTGAGTTTGAGAAAGTAAATCGAGCACTTACTACGTTCTTAGCCCAACTAAACATGTATCTATTAGGTGAATCAATCCAGTTGAACAGTTCGCCTCTACTACAGTCACTGAATAAATTATCGATTTTTGTAGTATTAACAACCTGCTCACCAACACCTAGTCTCTTTGGTCTCCCTGAATATCCAAGTGCAGTAAGTACATAATAGACGTCAAACACAGTAACTCTAGTAGACCTAAAGCAATCAGATATATTAGATGCGTTGAAGTCCATATTAGTCACTAGTGGAGTCTGAGCAGTCTCTCTCTGAAACTTTAATGAATAGGTTGATATTTCAGGGCCAACCAGTTTAGTAAGAGTAAGATTTTTATCTACCTCATACGGTAACTTAGTTATACCGCTCTCCATCACTGTACCGTACGTATTCTTAGATGAATCGGTTCCATGAACTGTAAAACGCTTACAACTATTGAACATTTGACCTGTCTTGACTACTACGTGACCATATACTCTAGAAAGGTTTAAACAACCATCAAAGTTTAAGCTTAGTTTTACTGGATTCTCTTCATCATTTGCAAACTTAACCTCACTTAAGTTTTTCATCTGTCTCAAGTCAACCTCTAAGTTAGGGTTGGTGAAACGACTAAGATCTAAGTAGTTCTTGTTAAATGAAGTACCATACACTACAAACCTAACCCCAGTATTTCTAAGATTGAGATTAACTAGGTCTGGGAACTTATCATCTTTATGTGCACCCCAAATATTTATAGTATCATAATCAGATGGGAGCATGTTAACTGGACTTTTTAAGATACTATCATGATAATTACTAGAACTATCTGCATCAAATACAAATGAATTCTTATCTAAGTAAAGTCCCGCTACACCTGGGCCACCTTCACTTGGGTCATCATACTTAGCACCTGGAAATCCGCTATCATCATAATCTCCCCAATTAGGTGCCTCTTTTTCAGGAAGATCTAAGTTCTCGGTTGAATAACTTGCCTCATCTGGTCTACCACTAAAGATGATATACTCAAGATTAATACAGTCATGAAGGTCTAAGTTCTTTATCTTCTTACTACCAGCCAGATTTAGTACTCTTAAGTTTCTACATCCAGTTATCGTAACAGTTTCTAGATTTTCCAGTGACAGTGTAATCTCTCTTACTCTATTATTATCAACACACTCAAACCTTGTGAACTTTGGACAGTTTACGATATCAACAGACCTAAGACTTGGTTGTGTACTATCGAGCTTCAGTGATTCAAAGTTACTACAGTTCTTTATAGATACTACTGTCAAGTCTCTACATCCAGTTAAGTCAATTGTATTTAAGAAGTTCTGAGTATTTAGGGTAAGATTATTAATTCTAGACCTCATCACCTTTAAAGAACTTAGTGATACGTTTGGCAGTGATACAGAGGTTACACAACTATTACTAATATCAATCTTCTGTAGCTTCTGGAACTTGGTCTCATTAGTAGTATTAGAGTTACTATCTAAGATGTTAAAGTTAAGATTAAAGTTCTTTGTTGCTAAGGTGCTCAAGAAGTTAGTATTTGACAAGTTAATCTCCCTAAGCTCAGCAACATCTACATTATCTGCAAACAACTTACCTAAGTTAATTGGATTGTCCTGATTAAATCCCTGTGCACCGCTCAAGTTTAAGTTAGTATATTTCATAAGACTACCTGTTATACCACCAACATTTGCAGTAGTTAGTGAGGTACTTCCATTACCAATTGACAAGATAGTATTTGAAAAATCGAGTGTATGTACCTTAGCGTTATCTGTTCCACTAGTACCATCACCGAAATATACAAACGAGTCACCATACTTTTCAGGCCTACAGAAAGATGAGACCGTTTTACTACCTGCTACGTTTGATGACATAATAACAGGAGCTTCTACCTTAATTGGCATAGACTTTACTGCATTACTTGAGTTAATCTTCACCGTAGATATACCATAAAAATCAGATGCCAAATTAGTTGTTTCTGCGTTTGTACTATTCTCCATCTTAAGCCATTCAAATACACTATCAAGGAATACAATATGCTTCTTTAACCACTTACGAGCCTGAATAATTCTTCTACCATTCAATTTGTTCAACTGATTAATAGGTGTACCACTCTCGTTTCTATAGTCTTGTAAGTACTTAGCGTTGTATGTAAGATTAAATAGCAACTCACCACAACCTTCTGTCTGAGGAATGAAATACTGATCAATGAAGTAATCTGCTAGACTTGTATACTGCTTTCTAGTATTCGGATTAATCACGGTCTTCATCTTTGCGTCGAGAAGATTGCGAAGTTTACACCATGCATCAGAATAAATTGACTTCGTATAACTCTGTCCTGCACCTGGCGCTTGATGAATTGCCTTCTTACCAAATAATGACATCCAAAGTTTATTCGCAAAACCTAAGACGACGCTATTCTGACCGTCTATCTTATCCGTTACACCATAGCCGTCTCCACCATTAGATAAAGGGGAGAACCACAAATCCTCTGACACTGCAATAGCCGCCTGATTGTTTCCACCAAGTCCAGTATCACAGTCATAAATACCTAAGATAGCCTGATTGTTAGGGTCGCTCTTATTTACCTCGTTATACCTACCAAACCACTTAAGAGGCATATTTTTCTGGAAGTTATCAAGTAAGCCAAATAAGTTAGCAATACTGAAATACTTATACGCAGAATCTAAGTTCAGGTAATTAGTAATATCTATGTCGTCATCATTCTGTGCAAACCTATTCTCTAGACCTTCTACCTTTCTCCATACATAAGACTCACTCGTTGATCCTGGTACTACTGCTCGTATATATTCGTACTTATCATAAGAGTCTGCGAAGAAATCCTTGTTAATATTAGCTGCGTCATTACTATATCTCTTCTTGACTGCATCTAATTTAATAATCTCCTCTGCTAGCTTATTAAATCTCTGTACTTCACTAGGCTTGGTTGCTACTTGATCCTCTGGTTGTCCTTCGTATGGCTCCTTAATATTCAATTCCATGTTAATATCATTGAAGTTAGGATCATTCTGCCAGAACAATGCACCATATAATTTATCTCTTAGGTACTGTTCACTTCCATCTATGTAATCAAGCTGTGCACCACCTTCTACTGCATTAGTACCATCTGATCTTGTACCGCCGAAACCAAAATTATCCTTAGCCTCAATCCAGTAACCACCAATTCTTGTCTCATTATAAGTACAACCTGTCTCAAAGTATGGGAAAGTACTACCTACTTCAAGCTTATCAATTAAAGTTGTTGAACCATTTTTTGTCTTTTTGATGGAGTTAATTACCTTATAGCCGAGATTTCTATGTGCATCACGACCTAAGATAAACTGATAGATACCAAGTGAGTGAATACTTGTACCATTCACAGTATTCTTATCTTTAGTTCTCAGAATCGTAAATACTGGGAAACCCTCAACCGCATGTTTAAGTGTTGCCTTTTTAAACTCTTTCTTATACCAAGATTCATTAAATGCTTTTAGTACATTTTCATTGAACGGTAGATACTTTGATGCCTTTGTTACGTCATCATATCCAAGTTCCTCATTCACAAACTTACCAACAGCTGCATTTATTGAGTGACTTGAATCTACGATATCAGCCTTCAGTGTATACTTCTGCTCTGGTAACCAAGACTCTCTAGGAATAAATACAGTACCTTCATCGAACTGAATATTAAGGTTCTTGATATTATCTGCCAACGTTGAGGTACCCTGTATTGATACCGTCGCTGTCATTGGTTTATCTCTATCACCACACATTATACCACTCTTTCCATCGTAGTATTGTATAGTTGCAGAAACGCTAGGAAGAGAGTTACTATCTTTTCGCTTAGGACTTGTAAAATTATCCCATGTCCAACTATCCTCTCCTGTTACATCTAAGAAAATAATAGGAATAGGGATAGAATAACTACTCAACTCTCCGGCAGGTCTAAGACCACCATTAACTGCGATAAAGTTAGATACATTATATGAACCAACACCTGTATTATTCCATAACCAAGATTTACCTGGCTTGTTTGTATCTAGGTTGTACTCGATGAAATTTCTAGCGAGACCTTCTTCAATGTATCTATTATCTGGTGTTCCCTTACCATCCGCATCGATTACATAATGAGAAAGGGACATATTGTTTAAGTAGTTGAACAAGATATCATAGTCAGTCAATGTAGTAGTATACACCATCAACCTATAGACATTAATATCTGCAAAAGAACTATAACTAGATCCCTTCTTAGAGCAGCCGAGTAAGATATTCTCTTTTGCCCAATCGCCTATGAAGTCTGAGACAACAGCAGCGCTTTCAATAACACCATTTATATAGACAAGTACTCGTCCATTCTTATATGAAATAACAAGGTCTACTATCTCATCATCCTGTAAGTTAATAGTGTGTGAAGAACTAGATGTACCGCCAGACTTAATCTCAAGGTCATGTACTCTAAGTAAGATACCAGACAACAACGTACCATCTTGTGCTACCTTACCTAGTTGAAGTACTACTCTGTCATCATCTGGGTGGTAGTCAGCCTTATAACACAGGTTGATTGTAAATTCTTTACTAGTACCAGACTTAATAAAATCGTAAAACTTACCATCTGTGAAGTTGCTATAATTCCATCCACCTACCTTACAGTAAGCTCTATTCTGAAGACGGATATGGCTTGGTTTTGTATCTGATATAACTACACCACTGTAACTATTAGTATCAACAAACTCTGCTGACTGTTCTACACTAACCTTTGTGCCATTATATACATAACCAGTACAAGTTGATGTAATACTGGAATTATCTCTTGACTTACCAAATGCAATAATGTCCGTAATGAGTGCTCCTGTCTTTGGTGTATCTAGTTGGGTAAAGTTTGGTCTTCCCACCTCTGCATAATAGGTTGCTCCAATATGCTCTGTGTGTATGTCTGTCCAAATTTCAACTCTAATCTCTAGCTTTGTACCTTCACTAAAAGAACTAACAGATAAGAAGTTGTCATTGTTAAGTTCATTAAATGAGAATACTTCACTAGGCGTTTTACTAACACTACCACCATTACCTGATACTTTGATAGAATAGTGATAAGATTCTGATGTATTTGAGTAGTAGACAGTGAAAGGTACATTAAGTGACTTGTCCTTGTTGATCAATACTGCATCCTCTAACCTTGTTGGTAAGATTGATGAGATTGTCATATTATTACTTGTCACTACCAAGATTGTTCTAGTCTGCAAGCTACTTAAGGTACTTATCTTCTTACTAACTAATCTTGCCTTAATATCATTAGTGTTATTTCCTAATGTGATATCATTGTCTGAAAAACCAAGTCCACCCTTACCTAGTTGAACATTATATGTATACTTGTGATCTATTTCATCAACAATTACATCAAATGAATACTTATCTTTCGTACCACTAGCTCTTACTACATCTATCTCAAGTCTATAATCACCTGCTACACCTGATGAATACTCAAAAGACATTTCAGAATCTCTATTACCCTTCTTGAGATCTTCTATTGTTATCTTCTGTTCCTTCTTAGCAGATAAGTTAACATTTGAGAAATATATAGTGCTACTCCAAGATATAGTTGTAAATGTAGAAGGGTTATTAGCAGTTACAAGCAGTGGAAAGGTAGTAACGATATTATTATTCTTCAGTATACTTCTGTCGATATTCATACCGTTAGTACCACTTACTCTCTTAAGCGTATAGATATTAGAAGTTGCCTCAATGTCCCAGTTCTTGGTACCACTGATTACTTTGATACTAAGACCTTCATCGCTGTTGAGAATAATAGGATCTGAACTAGCCTGCTCCTGTGACTTGGAATTAACCATAATCTTGGCAGTACTAGTATCCACACCAGTACCACCTCCATTACCACCATTACCTGAACCACCGCCACCGTGAAGGGCAAGCCAAGCGACGTTACCCTTCAAAGTTTTGATGTCATCAGTTATATGCTCGAGGACATTCTCTACGTCAGTCACTTCTGCAGTTTCTTCACCTTCTGACTTAACGATCTCCCTAAGTTTTTCACTACTTGTTAAGATCTGATCAGCTTGGGAAGATGCAAAAGATTCCCACTTACTCTTGCCTCGATTATATTTCTTAATAGTTCCCATTAAAATACAATATTATATTTAGTCCCGATACCTTCACCGAGATCTATTGACTGTTTACCCAGTGACTTAATATCTTCTACCCTAGTTGCATCATTCCAGTTATTCCAAAGATAGGTAGTTGTATTTGCTGTTAAGTCTACGTCCCAAATACCGGTTATCTGAATTGACTCAACCTCGATACCAGTTGCAGTCAGTTTATACTTAACATAGGTAGGGAAGTGTTGTGCAATACCTTCCTTATCTTTACCAGTTCCTTCTTTGCCTGGATAATACTTCTGAAGCCAAGCGATTTTTGTGCTACTAGGTATTTCCTGATTACTTACTAGTTTATAACCTGTTGCCTGTGACATTACATATACAGGCGCATTTATTTTTCCTACTAGTTCATATCTCAGGTTAGTATTAGTAGCTGCATCGCTTGGGAGAGAGGTAACTTGAACAACAGGCTTACTACTTGTCTCGCCCTCTACATTACCACTCATCAAGTCAACACCACTAGCAGCTCTATTACCAACAATATAATTCTCTGGTGCATCATAGATAGGCCTTGACATTGAATAAGTATGTTTGTGTCCACCCATAACAAGTCGGATACCATACTTCTTAAATAATCTTGACCACCTAAAGCTACCACCATTAGAAGATACACCATTTAACTTTGAACCGCCTCTATCTGTCTTACTCTTATACTTATCAACAGTAACGATAGTAAATGGCATCTCATGGGTAAATACAATGGTCTTATAACAATCTGATGGCTGAAGTTGTTTATTAGTATCGGCCTCAATTGTTGCTAAGTTTGTTCCCTTCCACAATAACAAGTCCTTTCTAAACCAATCTTCTAGTTGACCAAGACACTGAGATAAAAACTCCTTGCCTATGTCCTGTGTAAGAGATGTATAAACTGTTACTGTATTTGATCTAAACTCTGAATTGATAGAAACAAAGTGATAATCTCCGAAATTGAATGAATAGAGAGATGGCATATAGTATTCGAAACCATATGCATTGCCACCTACCTGACCATCTTCAATCAATCCAGTTATATACTTAGTGGTGTTATTCTTATTAAACAGTCTTGCACCATTTCTGTACTTAAAGATAGCTGGGTTATTCTCATCTAGTTCAAATGTGTAATAGTAGACAACGTTAGTATGATTGATTTTATAAGAACTAGGAATACCATTACCAAGCTCATATTCATTCTTACCACACAAGTCATTATTACCAATTGTGAACATCTCTTCCTTACCTCTGAGTGCAGATCTACCCTCATAGTAATCAAGCCACTCATTTTCACGGTTACCACTCTGAGTAATGTCACCTGTATTGATAGTAAACAGTGACTCATTCTCCTCAGCGGCAATAAAACTAGCTGACTTCTTCCAAGCAATGTACTCCATATAGTTGAATCCTTGCTGATCTGTTACCTGTATAAATGAATAACCTCTTGCATTGATCACACTATCTGCGTAAACTGTAAATGTAAGAATATCACTAGTATAAGACTCATCACCTTCACGTCTTACTCTGTATTGATAAGTACCTGCCTCTAAGTCTCTGATGATTACCTTATGTGTTGTTACTGCTACTCCACTTGTTGCAATCCATCTAATCCTCTTATACTGATTGATGAATTTCTTAACATTAGAGTCCCCAGCATAATCACCACCAGTCTTAATGCTATTCTCAGTGATAGAATTTAATTTCGTCCAACCTGCACTGCTTGTTTTCTTATACTCAACAAATTCATCATAATAACCAACAGATATCCAGTTAAGACATCTACTAGCTTTCTTTCTCCCTGCTTCATTATGTGTTGCTTGTCTACCAAATGTTAAGTTTACATAGTTAGGCTTGCTTGGATCGAATGTTGTGTTGGTAGTAAATAAGTTCTTACCATACGCAGAAGACCTAGGCGTAAATCTAACCTTATCACTCTCCTTGAAATATGACTTAAGCACATTAGTTTTATCATCATGTACTGTTAAGTCAATGTATGTCCAAAGCGCCTTACTATTTCTAGCACTATACGCCTTATATGCCTGCGTGGAAGGATCTAAGTAGTACCACCTAAAGAATAAGCAGTTGTCCATCTTACTAGTAGGAGCAATATCTACACTCTGACCACCTTCACCTGCACCTGTTCTAATACCAACAGAGTCAACATAGCCAGGAATTACATCACTACTATATGGGGTTACGAAATCTGCTAAGTCTGATACTGGATGAAGTGCCTTATCTGACTTATAGATCTGAATTGTTCCCCCAGCATCTACACTACCCCAGCACAAATAGAACGTACTACCAGTCTGATCAAACTTAATTAATTCACGGGCAGGATTAATCTTACCAGTCTCAGTATTTCCCTTATACCATTGAAGATCGTATGAATCTACGTTAATGATAGTGGTGTTAGTAACGTTAGAACACTGTGCACCTCTTACTAAGAAAGTACTCCCCGCCTTAATAGTACCTACAAGTGGTAACCACTCCCAATTAGATGTACTACCAGGTCTATATAGAAGGTAGAGTCCGTTTAAGTTAATATCGGATGTAGATGAATTACTTAGCTCTACGAAATTATGTGAGCAAGATATAAAACTATGCTCATCATTATCACCTCCGCAAAACACAGAGCTGATATTTAGGAAGTGACTAACATAGTTTCCACCCTTACTATCACTGTCTGGCTGGCCTAGGTCAAGTCTATCGTTCCTGTATATAATTAAGTTGCCATTCTCATTTACCCTGGCACTATATTTATTGCTTGCTAGGTCTACAAAATCAAGGGAGTTAAAATCGATTCCACCCTCTATTAATTTTCTTAATTCTTCTGCTGACATATTATTATTTTCAGTAGGATTTGTAACTACTCCTGATCCACCAGTTGTAGAAACCTGTTTAAATTTACCCCCTATGTAGATAAATAAGCTACCCTCTTTATCCTTTCCTTGGTCTGTTATCCAAATGAGCTCACCATCTATTAAGTTCTGGTAGTTAGTCTTAAAATTCTGAGCAGTATCTACCTTAATACTAATATTAGGTACTGTATGTTTCAGCGCTTCTGTTGTAGGCCTAATAGTATCTCCCTCTGCCTCTCCGGTTCCAGGATTAATAAGACCTGTTGTACCAATCATCTTATGTCTCCAGGAATTACTTGAATCGCCGGCTACTACACCATAATTTAAGATACTCAATAGACTCTCTACTTGTTTTTGGAGACTAGCAACAGACCTATTAAGACTAGCTATTTCCTCTGAACTTGCGTTAATATCCCTACTAACATGGCTACCTGTATCGAACCAAATCTTATTCTGATCCCTTACTGCCGGCTCATTATCAGATACTACTATGTCCTCTGATGATATTTCTTCCCAACTACCAAGATCAGATTCAACAACGTCTGCTTCACTCTCAAACAATGTACCATCTACGTGCTTAAACTTGACACACCTATAAGTAGTACCAGTTTCTCTTACATAACAAACTGAACCAATTGTTAGTCGAAATGCAGGTATATTGCCCAGGTCAGCTAATGTGTCTACCTCTTTATGACCACCCTTTCCATATATTGCTTGATGTGTTGGGTATTTATCAAGGTCTGTAAAAGGTACAATAGGGGCTGATATGTTTGTTCCTCTTAATTCTGACATATCTTAAAAAATTTCTCTAATATCATTTATCTTGACAACCCTTAATTTTCCCAGGTCTATCAAGTCTGTTCCATTCCAGAATAGTGTTGAATACTCAGGCAGCTTAACATACATTGATTTCTCCGTCATATTCTTAACAACACCACTAGTATCTGAATCTGCCACATATAATTTCTTGATAGACTTGATATAATAGATTCCTCCCTGTTTCATACCAGATGTCGGAATTTCATCAAACATTCCATCAAGATAAACAATACCACTAGTTTTAAAGTCGAGCAGCTTGTCTTTTAATTGCTCCTCGATATTATGGTTTAAGAGGTCGTTTAAGTGATCGTCCCCTACACCATTAATAACAATACCGTCAAAATCACCAAATACATAGTTCTGTCTGAAGTCGTATATCTTAATTGGTTCTTTCTTTAGGTATACAAAATATTCTTCGTCATCAATTACATAATGGTTGTCATAGATAATATAGTCCTTTAGGTAATCGATGCCATGATAATCGTAGATGTGATCCAAGAAACCATACTTCTTAGGATAACAATAAACAGTCTTAGATAGTTCCTTTATATCAATGTCAACCCATTCTAAGCTTCTACGATTATTTAATTTTTTCTTCTCTAGTCCCTTAATATTCTCTACGCTAGGTGTCCAATCAGGTGTAACTCTTCCATAATAGAAAATATAGCCAAAACGAATACTTACTTTTTCTCTTATGTGCTGAAAAACTCCCTCTGCTAACTCGACCTTACTTATTATCTCAATATCCTTGTCGGTAGTTAGATTCTGTAGCCTATACTTTCCACCACTTAATGTAATCTCTTGTCCATCTATAGAATAGCTGCACTTACTACTTATATCGTTTCCAGCATGATCTAAAGTTCTAATGCTTAAGTTCACATCTTTTACATCACCAACTTTAAACAAGAAACCACTATCACTAGTAATCTCAAGCCTATCATTCCTAGATAAGATATCACCAAGTAATGTCTGTACACTATCTGTTGAGAAGAATTCATCCTCTCTCTTGCACTTTCCATCCCTATAGAACCAACGATATCCAGTCTCTAGGTCGATGAAAATAAAAGGACCGCCAGTAATAAGTTCAATCCGTCTGTTAGCCTCATTTTCTGGCTTGTAGACATAGTACCACTTATTATCAGGGTCTTTGTAAATATATAACTCATTATGAACTAGTGATGAAACATCTGCGAGTGATTCTACTACTTTTCTAACTACTACAGATCCACCTGCACTAATTATTCTATAGCAATCCTCACCAGTTCCATCTTTAATACCAATAGCTACTAAAGTCCCGATATCTGTTTTCTTATCTGGGTCCTTCTTGTAGTTTAGCATTACTACCTCACCTTTCAAAAATCCCCTCTCGTTAAGCCTAATTACTGCCACTGCTCTAGACTCTTCGATATACTTACTACTGGAGACTTTAATTCTATAGTCTTTGTTCATTTTTAGTTCTGATTGTATTTTAAAGAAGAACAGGGGAAGCTTAGTTGTAAATCACTTATACCTCTAAACTTCCCAATGTTCTAGTCCATATATAAGACTTCTACGTGCTCTCAACTACTATTTAGTCAATTTCACATCTACATCGAAAATAATAGTGACCTGATTACCCTTACCATCGCTAATCCTAAAAGAATCGATCGTCTTTATATCTTCCTTCTTACCTGCAAACAAAGTACAGAAGTAATAGTTAAAGATATTCTGACCAATTACATCCCTTGACCTATTAGTAATAGGATATAGTGGGTAGTCATTACTTGATTGTATCTTTTCGATAATCAATGTATTACTACTCTGTGTCCCAAACTGTGTACCAGTGCTTGTCGGTAATTCAGCAGAGGCAACATAGATAGGATATATGGCAGTCAGTATTGAAAGTAGGTATCTACTGTAGTCGCCCATATTATCAAACAAACTCTTAGTAATGGTCTCGACATCACTCTTTATCTTAACTGTCAGGATATTACTTTCTTCGGAGCCTACAAATAATCTAGACTTTGTGTTATCCATTGTATAAGTTCCATCTTCCTTAGTTGGGATATAAGAAACAATAATACCATGAGTGTAAGGTTCTTGTAGGAATGATGGATTTTGTTGAGCTGTGTCATAAACTATCTGACCGGTTTCTTTCCCCTCAGGTTCAAACCTAATGGAGAAGTTATCAGGCACTCTATCTTTTGACAAGTCTAAGATTTTTGGGAGATTGGTCGAATTGCAGAAGTTCTCAATACTACTACTTGATGGTTCTAATTCAATTCCACCATTATAACCAACTCTACTAGCCCTACTTGCAAAATCTACCTTCAAAAATTTCTTACCAAATAAACTCTCTACTGTAATTTGATTTAATATGTTTTTTCCATCATAAGGAGATTTATCATGTGCCTGTGTGATGATAGTATTTTTAAACAATGGATTTAGTTCTATTGTTTTCTTACCACCACTCGCCGGAATAATGCCACTAAACTCTTGGCTAAACGTATGATAATCTCTACTGCTCTCTGATCCAACATTGCGCCCAAAACCTATATATAAATCAAATACTTCTTTCGTCGTTCCTGCTATAAGATTGACGACCTCCTGTGGATAAGACTTTTCGCCTATCCTTATGTTTCTATTGCCATCTAAGATAAAATTATCCTTGTCAATATATGATTCTATCTCAAGTGTACCTATGTAGTGCTCATCATCTCGAGAAGTCAGTTGGTAAGTGTCTGGTGCCTTATACTGAATTTCAATAGGTCCCTTGTCATACCTATTTAAGTAGACCTTATTATCTTCAGGCAACTTAAAACCCACCACACCTCTTAATACTCTAACTTTAAAGCTCTGACCAGGTACTGAAATATCAACTAGTAACTTCTGATCTGGTAGTACGTAACGATGGTTCTGAGTTGGTGGTGTAACATAGATCTTATTATTATACCTTGGCTGTGAGTATATATTTGATATAGACACTCTAGGTACTATTAACCTATTATACACATTATACTCAACCTTCTTTCCAGTGCCTACCTGTTCAAGCTTAACAGTATCTATGACTGGTATTGGATAAGACTGATTGATCTTGCTTGGGTACTCTTCATACACTACACTATCCTTAGTATAACGATAACCTTTATTACTACCATCATACTTGCCACCAACCTTTACCTTATTACCAACAAAACCTGATAAGTCAACCACAGTATCCCTAACTGATTTACTACTAACTGACGTACTTAGCTTTGTTTCAATACTAGACTTATATGCAAGGCTGAAACTATACTCCTTTTCTTCGATGTTATAGGTACAGAATATATCCTTCCCCGATCCACTCTTTATCAGTGCACTACTAATAGGATCATCGCCAAATAATTCAATACTAGACTTAAGTGTTTCACCTGTACTTGTAAGAGATCCCAAGTCCTTACCGTCTTCACTAGGAATACTATCTATATAATACCTCCTAAGCTGAACAGTTTTACTAATGGTTGGATCACTCTTGTAGGATATGTTGATCTCAGTCTTCAAGTTCTGGTATGGTGTTCTAAATGAATTCTTCTCACCTCCCTCAAATACTAAGTAGACTGGGACATATTGACCAGGTGCAGTTCTATCAAATTCGACACTCAATGTATTCTTCAGGACCTTATTAGTCTCATCGATAAAGTGCAGGCTATCATTCCCACTTAGTGTAACGATAAACTCCTCTGTACAACTAACAAATATTCGATAGATGCCGATGTAGTCAAGAGGTAAAATGTTAATATCATTCCACAACTTATTATCATCTGTTCTAACTATAATATTATCTTCAGAACTTTCAGACTTTACTCTTGTCTTTACATTAGCAGTTGACACACCATTATTCTTCATCATCAAGTATTTCCAGTCTGATAGTAAGTCTTCTACTTTTATAGTATTATCGCTCACCCTATCTACTGTAAAAATATTTATAATGTCATGCGTCTTTACAGGGTTAGCTTTGTTCTTCAATTCAATCTTATACTGAGCAGTCGACAAGTCTTTATTAGAATTAGATACTACAAACTTTCCATCACCTAGGTCAAGAAATTCAGGATTCAATAAGTTATCTGGATTACTAGACACTACCTGAAGCTTATTGTCACTTCTTATACCTACTTCTTTCCAGTGTGTATAGTTGTCGATGGGTTTAGATAGTGCAATTACTGCAGATTCACCCTCACTTCTGAAATCAATATAGTCATTTTCACTGTCGTATGGCTTGTAGGTATTAACTAACATCTTGAACTTTTCAACTTTTCTAATACCTGAATTAATCTTACCAAGTGTTATTATATCACCTACTGAATGATTACTTAATTTACTATCATTGCTCGTATACTTATCAAACTTTTCCTGATCGTCAAATTCAAAATCAAGACCACTATTACTTGCAGATGTTACACCATGATTTCCAGTTAGTTCTATCCACTCTGGCTTCTTATTCTCTACATATACCTTAATCCGGTCTATCTTAAATCCCTGTATACAATAGAATTCTTCAACTATCTTATGATCCTTTATTGCAGACCTCAGCTCTATCTTCGCCTTTATTATATCAGGCATGTTAGAACTATTAGTAGGAAGCCAATAACGATCTGAGTTATTTTCTCCCTTAGCAGTAATTATCACCCTATACCTGAACCATCCAGCCTTCTTAGTACTCTCAACTGCTGATTCTACTTTGATATTAAAAAACTCTTCAAGCCTTCCACTCTCTAGGACAATACTATTCCTAGGTATATTCTCATCTACTAAGAACTCAAACCAATGCTCTGCTATATCTTGGTTATCTGTATTCTCAAAAGTCTTTCCTGACCAGTCAAACATATAGAGCCTCTTAAGACTATTATCGTTCTCCTTTAAGAAATACTGAGTTGAGCTAGTAAGGGTAGAATAAGAGCTAGATGATGTATCCCTTGCCATAACCAGATCAAGCTTACAAGACCCAGCACTAGCATACATAACATCTCTCCAGTTTGTATTGTCGATCTCACCACTAGTCGGGGCTCTCTTGAATGTAATACTACCTATTTCAATTTCTGTCTCAGTACTAGGCATGTCGTAAGAAGTAATTGATATCTTCCCCGACTCACCAACTGTTTCTACTATCTTTCCAATCCGTCTATCTACAAAGTTGACAGACTCATTAAAGAAACTATAACTACAAACCCAAGTATTATATCCCTCTACTAGTTTCTCGGATGTTACATAGTAGTCTGATTTCTTCTTACCAATTATACCATCTAAGTGACCTACAAAATTACCTTTACTGTTTTTCTCAAGGCTATTTGTTCTAGTGAGATCTCTGATGGCAAGAGGTAGTGATGGTCCCTGTACACAATAGAACTGTATCTTATTGTTAGGGCCAAGACTAATAGTACATGACATTAAAGTACTAGTACCACCTGACATCGGATACCAGGATGAGCTTGTATTTTTCCCACTAGTTCCTATCTGTATTGAATAAGGATGTGCACCACTCTTAGCTTCTTCATCTAGCTTAGTAATAATCGTACCGAAATATTCATTCCACTGTGGAGAACTTGGTATAATTTTAATACTATTCAAGTCAACTCTCTTCTTAAGCTTTACTACAATTTCATGATACCTAGTAAGACCACTTCTTGATGTACCTACTGCATTACCTTCACTATCAAATAGAAATACATGCTTTCCACCCTCAAATAGGTTAGTAGTGGTACTTGGTTTACCCCATGTTGAGTACTGATATAGGTTAATCTTGTTTGACACTAGTGGAACAGGTAGACCCTCTTTCATCTCATCTTTAAAATAGAGTTCCCCTTGAAAACTAGTAGTAGATGAATCCTCAACCCCAATATACTCAATAGTCCTGTTATTGACTATCTTGAATTTTTCTTGATCAATACTACCTAATCCTTTTAATACTACATTACTTAGATCACCTTTCACATTCTCCTTCTGTAGTATAAACTTTCCCTCCTTTACTTCATAGAGATCATATACACACTCACCACTTAATGTAACAGTTCCAGAAGTGGTAGGTAAGTAATAGTTCTGAGTTCCATCGCTATCCCTATAACCTACTAAGTTACTTGAGTAGATATTGATTCTCTTGTATCTCTTATAATAACTACTACTAAATATCTTCTTACCATCTTTATTCAGGTAGGTAGGAATATTATTAGTACTTATTTTATTTCTGACGTATTTTAGATATGAATTCTTAGAAACTAGCTCATCTTCTCTACCATCAGCTACAAATATATTAGTACCTACCACATTAGACTTACTCTCTAGGTATTTCTGATTCTTACCTTCTACCCTACTTACAATATTAGCAAGTATGGTGAGAGGAAACTTGACTGTAATATGATTCAATCCACTACCTGTTAAGTTAAGCATTGAACTATCTTCACCGTACAATACTAATGCAGGGCCCTCTACTACTTCATACAAGCTATCTTCAAATAAGTAGATAACAAATGGATTACTACCTGTCTCCTTTCTCAGCTCTTTAGTACCTGGGAAAGTAAGGTCCATAGTTTTTCTCTCATCATCCCAGATATAATTAAACTTACCTGATACTACCTGTCTCTGAGAATTTACATCAAGTAGGAGGTCTTTTTTCAACAGTGCACAAACTTTATACTCACTAAAGCTCATTGTTATACCCACTGTTCCAAGCCTACTCAAGAAAGACTCGCTAAATTTTATTTTCATATACTACAAATAATTTACAAGACTACCAAGCCTATAGAACACCAGACCACAGAGACCGCCAATTATCTCAAAGTCCGTCAAGGAAGTAGGAAGAGTATTTCGCCTAAAGTAAGCTAAAAAACTCCTCTGCAAGTCTAAGATACTGTTAGTTGAATTAATGCTATTGTCTATCATCAACCTCTTTCTATTACCAGGTACCTTATATTCCTTAAGTGCATCTAAGTTATTATAGTATGTACTTAGATAATCACTAGCCCCTGATGTCATAAACTTTCCATCACTGTCGAATAATGTATAAGTGATTTCGCTCAGTCTATCAGGGTTTGGGTTCTTTACAATTAAGACTTGATTATTTATAAACATTACGCCACCTAACTCACTAGACCTGATAAGTACTGTCTTGGTCATATTAGTTAGGATCTTTATATCTATTGTTGGGTGACTTATTATAAACCACTCACCTCTTTTTCCCTCTACATTAATACTGCACTCACTACTATACCTACCTAAGTCAAAGTGGATATCTGTTAGCTCTGGAATTGACTTCTCCGCCTCTTCCTTAGTTGCAAAGATTAGCTTTTTCGTAGTTCTGACTTGGTTCTTGATGTCTAATGGGTCAAGAAGTGCAAGATCTTCTCCAAAGTTCATCCACCCTGCATTATTGTCATTATCCCGGTTATCCTGCAAATCAAGATTAAACACTTTCCTCACTACCTCACCAGTTTCACTGTTAGTGTGAGCAGTTTGTACTAAGTTTCCAGAAAAGAACTCAATCTTACTTTTATAGTTGATATCATAGCTCGGAAGTCTATAAACACTACTATTAAGGATAAGTCTCCCTGTGTTTACTGGATTAGTATACATAACCGTATTTTCTACTAAGTTCTTTCTAGCGAGTGAATAGATTGAGTAGTTATTTCCTATATTCCATACATACAATGCTGGATCACCCTTATAGAAACCGAGCTGATAATTACCAAATGCGTTATTGAATCTATCTACATGCAGGTTCTTATTAATGCAAAGTTTGGTCTTCTCGATTACCTTATTGTTTCTGTCAAGAATAAATGAGTTAGTGTCGGAGAAAATATACTGACCTCTTCCACTTACAGTACTATAGATTCTGTTAGTATATAGTGGCCTTTCTACGTGACCTACTTTCTCCTTCGCACTACTTACACTTGCATAGTTCCAGTTCTCAGTTCCCCTTAAGTCTCTCTTGCTTAGATTTGCAGTACTACTTAAATTATCGAGGAGGTTTAATTTTTCTGTATCAAATAAGAGCTGGTTGTCAAAGCCAATATAGATATGAAGATTTCTAACATAGTAGTTCTTCCTAATCATATACTTGCCAGACTCTGTAAACACACTACTACCTTGTGGCTCTAGGAATGTTGAAAATCCAATGGGGACTAATTCGAATCCTCCATTACTACATAGATATACAATTACATTAAAACCATCAGGGCCAACAATATTATCCTTCCTGTTACTTACTATGAAGTCAGAATAATACTTACTACTGGGATCTGTTGACCTATTTACTTCTGATACATTATATACAAGTTCACCCGAGTTATTCTTTACCTTCAGGATCTTCTCAACTGCTTCATGAATACCTCGCTTGTCAGGTGTCTTGCTAAGTAGGGGTAAGAAATTTGACTTGCTAATACTGATACCGTCTACGTACAGATCATTAGCTCTCTTACTGAAAGATTCTGTGTTATATACAAGTACATACTCACAGTCAACCAACTTACCTGCACCTAACATATAAGTATTATAAATTTCCATACGTTACTGTACAATTACTAATTACACATTCATCAATCTCAGAATCATCAGGAATAACTCTAAGTATGTTATCAATATACTCAACGCTAACCTCATTATTAATTGGTTTAATGAAGTTATTTCCTGTATATCCTACTATCTCTTCTGGTGTATCTGGGAACTTAAATGCCTCAAATACCATGTTGTGACTATGTATCTGATCGCCCTTTGAATACTTAATACTCAAGTCAACCTTAGCAGAGATACCACCAACAGAGGCCTTCTTAAATAGATTCTCAAGACTTAATGTACTTGTATACTGATCTGGTCCTACTAAGTCCATCGTTACTGAATCATTTAAGATATCAAATACCAGCTCAGATGAATTGTACAAGTACACAGTTTTACTTTCTTTCATATTTTTGAACATTTGTATTATGTCCGAGTGTTCGACTTTATAACTCTCTAGATCTGATTTTATACTGTCGGTGATTTCTTTTCCTGGGCTGACCATGTAATAACCAGTTTCTAGCATCTTATCATCACTACTAGCTACTGACCTCCTAAGCTTCCTATCACCGTCTATATATTTCCTATCCGCAATATTCCAACCACGACTACCTAGCTTATTGAATAACTCTGACGTAGTAATTGGGCGGTAAGGACTATTGTAATTATCGTACCTGAGTAATCCATTTGAGGTACTATCTACAATAATATCTCCCGCCACATATACGTCAGAAATACCCTCACTACTTATGTCGAGCTTTTTCTTAATCTTAGCCATGTACTGTAATCTTTGTAATGTTTGATTCTGCACCGTTACTCTTTGGCGTCACTCTTATTGTAAGCCTCTCATAACCATCAGAAAACGATAGATCACAACCTAGGTCAGAATTAGGTGATAGACTAACTGTGTAGGTGTTACCAGATGACTCAACAGTTTCAGCAATATCACTAACATTGACAACGATAGTATCTTTCCTACTTTCTGTCCCTTTAACCGTTAGTGTATCTATCTGTATTGACTTATGTATGTATATCATTGGCGGAATTCCAGTAATGCCAGGGAAATCTCTAGGCCTCAATGTAACCTGATTTACCCCCTTGCTAAGAATTACATTACTATCTATATCCTTAACAAATTGCTGATAATAACAAGACTGGAATATTGCCTTACTGTTACCACTACTCAATGAAAATATAACACTATTATTTTTGTCATCGAAGGAAACACTTAGTACAATATCAGAATCAGAACAACCTACTTTATAACTAACCGCTGTCTTTGCTCTCAACAAGGTACCAAGCCCCACTGTAACATCATGAACCCTAAGAAATCCCTGAAGATCAACAGTACTAATAGTGAAAGTAGTTGGTACTTCGTCTAAGGTCTCATCTGATTTTACTAGGCTATTAAGTTTTCCGTATGGTATTTCAATCCTACTAGAATTACTTGGAATATCTAGACTCTTAAATCTGAAGTTATTAGACATTATTAGTTGAAGCTTTCTATACTTCTCTATTTCGCTAAGATAATAACCCCTTACCTGACTAAGCTCCTTCTGAAAATTAGGATCAACACCATTAGACATCCAAGTAGTACTGCCAGATATTGAGAAACTACCATCACTACTAATTACATACCTATACAAGGTTGTTACTGCAAGGTTAGATATTTTAGTAAGCTCTTGAATTCTAGTAATACTTGGATCACCGCTAGATGCACTATCAGAATCTATGTATGTATATTGTCTAAGTACATACCTAATACCAGTCTCACCATCGGTACGTGGCAAGATTTTCTCTACCTCACTATTAGGATCAACATTAAATATTGCATTATTCAAGTCACTCTTACATAATATCGCATCGAGTGGATTTGTATAAGCACTTACATCCTCTGTACTTGCGAAACTGGATGAAATTATTTTAAGATCACTAGTTATTCTGTTACTGATGAGCCCTTGTTCATTATAACCGGACATATAGGAAGAAAGAATACTGTCCAGAGATACTGCAGACAAGACACAATCTTTTTTCATTGCGCCTTTCTTATACTCCTCTAGACTTGTACAATTATTTCCTACATAGACTTCAAAATAATCAGGGCTAGTACGTGGTATGTTTCCTTTAGTTGTCTGTAGTACCTTGTAGAGTACCTCACTATCAAGTACAAAATCACCAGGTTCAAACTCGACGTTAGAGTTATACCTGTAGATTCCCTTAATACTTTTATTATTTATTATCATATCCTATAAAAATCTTATAGTTCCCTTCATAGATACTAGCTGAACCCGCTGGATGCTCAAAACTAATAATGATATCGTGCTTACCTGTCAAGTTCTTCTCCGCTAAGGAACCATACTTACTAATACCCGGTGTTCCCGTATAATCACTCCCCGGTATTGGTTTATTATTATCGTCTACCGCTCCCTTGATTAAATATGAATTAAGAGATACATATGGAACTGTTGTGCCTGGGATATAAAATCTATTCTGGGTAGGACTTAATGTACCACCAGATAACAAGTCAGTATCATCATCCTTTAGTATCTTAATCTTAGGTACCTTATGCTGTTCTGATGCGATAGTAAACTTAACAGAACCTCCATAATTTGTAGACTCTGAATAACTACTTACCTCAAATCCATCAAACTTAGCAATATTTATCGTATAGACTCTAGAATTAAGCTCCACTGTGTAGATAGGAAATGCATTCTTTTCAACCAGGTCATCTACATAGAGGCTAGTAAACTCAAGGTCACTAAATTTCTCAGTGCTTAACCTTCTCTTAATAAATTCACTGGTCTTAGGTAAGATACTAGATTCTGACTCATATGGATCGTAGTAGTTAGAAACAATACTACCAAATTCGTACTTATTCGGATCTACTAGTAGTTTAAATGAGAAGTTATTACCCGTCTCAACTACAAATGCACTCTCACCTGTTGAATTTCCTGAGGAGTCCATAAAGTTTCCATCATACCCAACAGGCTTATCATCTACCATCATAAGACCAAATGAATATCCACTAGGGTCAAGACTTTTATAATTCTTTCTAATCGTATCAAACATAGTGGTATCTAGTGGATGTCTGAATTTAGTATAGAAATCATTATCATACATACTTCTTGGCTTTGTACCATTTATTTTAAGATTTACAACTGGTACTACACTATTCCTCTTCAGTACTACATTGATAAGATAATTACTAGACTCTAATACCTCCATCACACTAGGAGTATTTGTATCTGCACTTAATAATTCAAAACCATCAGGGGCAGTAAATTGAATTGCTTTCCATTCCTCTTCACTACCTATTCCATGATACCCTGCACTGCTTTCTAAGTCCAGATTTATTACTAGGTTTCCATCAAAATAAGACCCACTCAATCTATAATTATCCAATAGACCAGACCTACCACTAGAAGAACCGTTGACTATAAAATTATTGACTAGCTTATTATCACCTTCATACAGTCTTACTTCTTTCTCGTAGTTGTGTCTGTCCGCAAAGGTAACATAGTCGATGCAGTAATTTCCCAACTTAACAGGTATACTTAATGTTCTCTGTCCATCCTGTATTTCAAAGTCCTGTTCTAGTATAGTACCACCATCGCCAGGAGTCACTACCACTGATATTTTCTTCTTGTGGTAATCCTTAAGTCTACCTTCTAAGATCCACTTATCGCAACTAATGCCGGGTATGTTTCCTATATTATTATCAACTAGTGAGACCCAATAGTAACCATCATACTTACACCTACTGAGCATGCTGTATGAAAAAGCTGGATTATAGACTGTACTTACTATCTCCATCCATCCTCCATCTATACTAGGAGGACTTGGTGTTTTCTGTCTTAGTAAGCTTGTATATGTCTGACCACCTACTACTACTTGAGCGTTCTTAGTAAGTACCCAAGACTTTCCCTCATACCTAACCTCACTGCCAGTTTCATAGCACTTAGTTGGGTCATAGTTAATATCTTTATCTCTCTTAAGGGGTGCCCAGATAAGTTTCAATGCTAATCTCGGCTTGTTAGATACTGGTGGATCACTAGTATCTTTTAGTGCGACATAGAGTGAATCTGTGTTATACTCTATGATACTACCCTCCTTGTATACTCTCCTTGGTTCATACCTATTGAGATGATTAAACCTTCCTAAGAGTGATGATAAGATAGGATGTTTATTAATCTTCTTATTACCTAAGATTGTATCACTATTCTTGTCTACCACTATATCAGTTCCACCAAGAGATCCTACTATGTCTACCTTGTGATCTATCTCTTTCTTCTTGTCATTTCTCAACAAGTACTGACATAAGTTTCTCTCTGGATTATCACTCCCAGACCACATGAGATGAGATAAGTTAATATTACTAACTTTACCATCCTCACTTAATACAAGCCATAATAGTTTCTTACTCAGTGCCTCTTCCTTATCCAGACCAATACAAACCTTCCATGTAGAGCGTAGTAAAAAACTTCTTAAGCCCCCTACCGTTTCTAGTTCCAGTTCTGTTAGGTCTGGGTAGGAGTCATATAGGTAAACAGTATCATAGCCACTAGGAATATTGATCATTGTTAAGGTCTGATTATTAATGTCAATACTTCCAAAATAACCATACAGTTCCTCCTTACTTACTTTTGAGCCAGTTGGAAAAAATGTACCCTCTACCTTCTCTAAGTCATCTATACTAGGACCTACTACCTCTCTAGACTTCTCCGATAGGTAATTAATAGCTGGATCACTGTTAAACTTGTACTTACTTGGAATAAACTTTAAACCATACTCAGCAAAATCACTAATCCCTAATAAGCTTGACCTACTTGCATGAACTTGTACTAAACTCTTATCTAGGTCTTTAGAATTTTCAAGTACTACAAAAGTTAGCTCACACAAGTTATCTTTATGTTCTACTATCATAATTATTCTGCTATATGATGTTGATAGTATATTTCACCATGACCTAAGTGATTAACAATACTACCCTCTAAGTTAATACCAGCACTATTGATTATAATTTCAAGAGACTCAAAATACAGTAATGTCTTTAAGAAATCCTCCATTGCACTACAGAATAAATCTTTCCCCACCAAGATCTCACCAATCTCAATACTAATACTCCTAGCTGTATAGTTGATCTTTGACTTATCTGAATCAATCACACCATAGTACAAGAGATAATCAAAAACCTTATAAGTACCTTTGACACTATAAAATAATGTCGCTAGGTAGTTGATATTGCTACTATAATCTTCACTGGTCTGATCATCTTTCTTCGGTATACATAAGCCTAGGAATCTCTTAACTGGATCATTACTTAAGCTCCATTGAAAATCACTAAAAGAATCTATCTCATCTACTGCCTGCTCACCATAAGACGTCATCATCTGGTAAAGCTGCTCGATGATTTTAATTTCCCTTAAGTGTTTTGGTATATATATTTTCATCTTCCCTTAATTACTTGGTGTATGTGAGACAAGAGTGCTGACATTATAGGTAATATCAAAGTAAGAGATAATTGGGTTTATATCTGACATCTCTACTACCTGACCCCTAGAATCTAAGAATGTAATACCAAGACTATTTATCCTCTTAATATTACTAAACTTACTGATCAATGACTTAACCTCTTCTATTGTTGTATCATTGAAGACAGTATTAAACTTTCTCTCGTACGTACTCTTTAAGATACTACCAATACTACCATTCAAGTCCTCAGTACTGTTTCTGTAAAGTTCTAGTGATATGTTAAACTCTGCTGTATACCTTTCTCCCTTTTCGACTTTGATATTCTTTGTGATTATATAGTATGCCTGCTCCTTCTCAA